GAGTTATTTTATCTAGTTCAGCAGTTCATACGTGTGCCTGGGATGCATCAGCAACATCTGCAGTAACTTTACCTTTATCTTTTGAAGGTAATTATATAATTTGGAGACAATCAGCTTTAGCAGACGAAGCAAATGCAATTACTTTTAGTACAACGGGAAGTGATACATTTGAAGCTAATCAAATAGTAAGAATTTCAACAACTACATCATCAGTAGATATATCTGAAGCTTCAGATAATCATATAATAATAACCCCTTCAGCTAGTAATTCAGGTTGGGGTGGTATAGGTAGTCAAATTAGTTTCTACTGTAGAACTGGAAGTAGATGGTTAGTAAGAACTAATGAAGTACCTATAGGGACTGGAACTAATGGTTCTATACAGTTTTCAGGATCTGTAGCTATTTAAAAAATAAAATATGAAATGGTTATATAAAGGAAAGGAAATCAACGAAATCGCTGATTTACCCAAAAATGCATATGGTTTTGTTTATAAAACAACTCACATTACTGGTCAAAAATATATTGGTAAAAAATCACTAATGTACAATCGTAAGAAAAAACTTACTAAAAAAGAACTTTTAGAATACGCTGGTAAAAAAGGAAGAACTCCTACACACATTAGAGTACAAAAAGAAAGCGATTGGAAAACTTATTATGGTTCTCATCATTTCATTAAAGAAATGCTAAAAACAGGTAGCGAAAATGAATTTGCAAGAGAAATATTAGAAATTGCTTATAATAAAAAAGAATTAACTTATTTAGAATGTAAATATCAGTTTATGTTAGGTGTAATTGAATCAAATGAGTGGCTTAATGATAATATTTTAGGTAAGTTTTTTGATAGAGATTTTGTTTAGTTAATTATTTTTCATACATTTAATGTATGAAGGAAGATCTATTAAAACAATTATTAGAATCAGTTTTAGGTAAAAGTAAGTCAGCTCGTGGAGGCGAAGAAGCTGTATTTACTTGTCCTTCTTGCAACCACCATAAGAAAAAATTAACACTAAATTTATCTACACAAAAATTTCAATGTTGGGTTTGCGGTTATAAAGGACATAGAGCATTTAAACTACTTAAAGCAGTAAGTGCATCACCAAAAGCATACGATCTTTTAAAAGAAATCGATTCTCAGTACAGTTTTAAAAAACAAATTACTACTAAAGTACCATCAGGTTCTTTGCATTTACCCCAAGGAGTAACGCCTATAATGTCTTCTTCAGCGATATTGTCAAAACACGCACTACATTATTTAAATCAAAGAGGAATTACAGCTCAAGATGTAGTTAAGTATGATTTACATTATTGTGAACAGGGAGAATTAAGAAATATGGTTATAGTACCCTCGTATGATAATGACGGGTTTTTAAATTATTATGTTGGTAGATCATTTGATAAAAACGCTTATATCAAACATAAACTCGCATCCAGTACTAAGGACATAATTGGTTTTGAAATGTATATAAACTGGGATTTGCCCATTATTCTTTGCGAAGGAGCATTTGACGCTATGACAATAAAACGTAATGCAATTCCATTATTTGGTAAAAAAATATCTACTACATTAATGAAAAAAATTATTGAAAGTAATGTAGAAAAAATATATTTAGCTTTAGATGATGATGCACTTAAGGATGCTTTTAAACACGCTGAAACTTTTCTATCATATGGAAAAAAAGTTTATCTTATAGAAATGGACGGTAAAGATCCAAACGAATTAGGTTTTGAAGCATTTACAAAATTACTACATAATGCAACAAAAATAACTACCTCTACACTAATGAAAAAAAGATTGTCCTTGTCATAAGGGTATATATTTATAATAAACTACGTAGTTAATGGAGAAAATAGCACTTTTACCTGGGGGATTTAAACCTCCTCATGCAGGTCATTACAATATGGCTAAATGGTTAGCCAATAATACAGATGCAGATACTGTAGTTGTAAAGGTAGGTGCTAAAGAAAGAGATGGTATTACAAGAGAAATATCTCTTAAATTATGGAATCTATATAGACTTTCTGATCCTGATTCTCCTCGTATAGCAATTCTTCCTTCAAATTCAAATTCACCAGTACAAGATGTATATGATTTTATAGAAAAAGAAGCACCTGAAGGTTCTATAGTTTATTTAGGAATGGGAGAAAAAGATGCAACAGATAAACGTTTTGCTAATATAGGTAAATTTGCTGAACCAAAAAACATTAAATTTGAAACAGCTTTAGTTCCGCCTCAAGCAGGAGGTGTATCAGGTACTGAAATGAGAGGTTTTATAAAAAATAATGATAAAGAATCTTTTCAAAAATATATCCCTAAATTTTTAACACAAGAACAAAAAGATCAAGCTTGGGAAATGGTTTCATCATTAGAAGAAATGATGTATGGGACTATGACTAAACAAGAAAAAGCTAAACACGCTAAAAATCTTAAACGTCTTAAAAAAGACATGTCCAAACAAGGAGATCAATATATGGAAGTACCTGATTATTTAAAAGGTACCCTTACAAGAAAATATTATAATGAAGATTTATATAATCCCGAAGATAAAGTAAATGATTATATGAGGAGTAGTGAATATAAAGCTGGCTACTCTAAAGAAGATATACCCCACTCTTACAAATATAAAAGAGGAGGAATATATGGTAGAATGTATGAAGAAACTAACCCAACAGATTTTTCTTCTACTAGTGCTGCTAGAATTAATGATATTATTATACCATTAGAAGTAATGGATACCCCTGAAAAACAAGTAACAGGGATGATGGATAGAGATGAAATGGAAGGTGGTATGATTTTTCCCTATAATCAAGTTTCTCAAAAAGATTTTCACATGGAGGGATGTAAAATTCCTTTAGATATTATTTTTATTAAAGGAGAAAAAATAACTAAAATTCATCACAATTGCCCCCCTTGCAAACAAACACCTTGTCCTAAATATTCAGGTATGGCAGATAATGTTTTAGAATTACCTGGTGGTTATTGTAAAAAACATAATGTAAATGTAGGTGATGAAGTTAATTTAAATTTAATTCAACCAGATAGTAAAATTAAATATTCTTTAAAAGAAAAGATAGATAAAAAGGATGTAAAACAAATAGATACATTTGCTGATAAACAATTAGATCCTGTAGATGTTGATTTAACTTCAAATCATTTTTTTGATAGATTAAATGATCCACGTAATAATAAAGAAATTTCAAACGCAGAATTAATTGGATTTTTTAAACGTTTAGGTAAAAAGAAAAAAGAATTATTTGATTTTTTATCTAAATTTAAAGAAATAGTAGCGTCTGATGATAGAACAGACATTAATATACCTTTTTTAAATCAAGCAAATAAAATTATTGCTAAAACAATTTTAAGAAAAAAAGATTTTCAAACATCTAATCCACAGTTATCTTTAGAAAGAGATCTTTCAGATAAAGAGGAAAGAATAGCTAAAAGTTTACCAGATAAAGAATTTAAAAAACGTTATGGTAAAGATTGGAAATCAGTAAAAATAGCAACAGCAACAAAAATGGCTAAAAAGAACGAAAATTATCCACCATATAAAGCAGATCAAGTACAAAAAGTAAGATACCAAGCAAGTGATACTTTTACAAATAGTCCTAAACAAGCTAAAAAAATGGGTTATTTAGAAGGTGATACTTACGAAAAAATGGCTGCTAAAGGTAAAAAAAGAGGTAACTTAAAACAAGGTACAGTTAGAAAAAGATTAAAAATTAAAGACGGAGAAAAAATTCCTTTATCTAAGATAAATAAAGCTATTTCAAAGATAAAGAAAATGAAAAATCCAAGTGAAAAAAATAAAAAATTTCTTAAAGCTTTAAATTTAGCTAAAACCTTAAAAACTACAACTCATAAGGAAAATATTAATGAAGCTGATCCTAAAAAAGGTACAGGTAAAAAACCTAAAGGATCAGGAAGAAGATTGTACACTGACGAAAATCCTAAAGATACAGTTAAAGTAAAATTTTCAACTAGACAAGATATAGTAGATACTTTAAGTAAAAAATCATTTAAGGCTAAATCTCATGCTCGTAAATCTCAAATTATAAATTTAATACACCAAAGAGTAAGAGCAGCTTTAAGTAGAACTAAAGATCCAGAAAAGAAAAAACGTTTAAAATCTGCTTTTGAATATATTAAAAAACGTAAAGAAGCATCTAAAAGAAAAACTAAACGTATGAGAAAAGAAGCTACATTTACTAAAAATTGGTGGGCAGAAGTTATTAATGAAGTACTATTAACCGAAGGTGGGGCAGCAGGGCATATGGCTCACCCATTTAATTTACCAAATGTAAATAACGGTAAATCATTATTAGATGTATTTGAAAAAGCAGCAGATTCCTTAGATAAAAACCCGGGAGCAGTAAAAATAGATGGTGTTAATTCATCTATTCGTTTAGTAGATATAGATGGTAAAAAACAATTTGTAATGGATAGAGGTTCTAAAAAACCACTTGATTTAAAAGGTATTACAAAAGATGATCTACTAGATAGGTTTGGTGATGGTCATGGAATGGTTAAAATAGGGGGAGAAGTATTAGATATGTTTAATGAAGCATTACCCTCACTTGAAAATGATCTTAAAAAATTAGGCGCTTGGGAAGACCCAAACATACTATTCAATATGGAATATGTTAGTGGAAAAACAAACGTACAAGATTATGGTTCTAATTTTATTGCTATACACGGTTTAAATAAAATAGAAAGTAAAGAAGTACAAGGTAAAAGAGGACCATTAACTAAAAGAATATCTTCAGAAGTATCTTATAGTAAAGATGATTTACAATCTTTATTAGATAATTTAGCCCCAGTAGCTAAGAAAAAAGATTTTGAAGTTTATGGTTCTGTACCTACAAAAATGACTAAAAAACCAGCTTTTAACTCAGCACTATCAAAAAGATATACAGTTGAAGCTGGTGAAAATACACAAACAAAATCTTTAGGGGAATGGTTAAACACACTAAGTAACATTCCTGAGGAAGATTTTATATTTATGAACGTAGACTATGAAAAAGACAGCGCTACTGTTAATAGAAAAAAAGTAGGAGCCGTTTCTAAACAGGTCTATCTTGCAATTCTTAACGGAGAAAATGTTGATGGGTTGTTTGATGATGAAAAAGATAGAGAAAAAGCCATTCAAGGATTTATAACCTATCTTGCAACTGAAAAATTAGGAGATGAAGTACTTAAAGTATTAGATTCACCTATGGGTTCAGTTGAAAATCATGAAGGTGTAGTAATTAGAGATGAAAATATAGCAAATGTACCATTTAAAATCACAGGAAAATTTATATTAGGTGGTTTAGTATCAGACTTTTAAATTATGAAAAAATCAGAATTATACAAAATTGTTAAAGAAGAACTCCAAAAAGAGTTAGAAGAACAAAGAAGAGGTAGATTAAGAACAAGAGGTCAACAAACTAAAACCTTTAGACCTTCAACCCCGGGCCGAACTAGAGCCCCAGAAAAAATAAACCGATTACAGGCAACTAAACTACAGGGTTTAGCAACTAAATTTAGAATAAAACCAAGAGATTTAGTAAGAATAGCCTCAGATAAAGGTTTATCAGTTGATGATTTAATTAATTTTAATGAAAAGGATATATTTGATTTAATAGGGGATATTATACCTATAGATGATCCTATACCAACAAATACCCTTACTCTTATTAATGATCCTGGAGATTCAGCTGGTTGTGCAGCTGATATAGCATATGGTATGACAGAACCATTTTATAGTCAAAATAATTGTAAATCTTTTGCTAGAAAAGATAATTTTATGTGTTGTGGGGAAAATAACTCAGCTAATTCACCACATGTAGAAGCCGATGTAAACCAAAATGTAGTAGGTTGTCATTGTCCTAGCCCTGTAGTTGATGATAATAATCTTTTAGTAGGTTGTTTTGGTGTAGCTGCTGATGGAGTTACTTTAAATACAAATCAAATAACTCAACAAGATTATATAGATTGGTGGAATACTGAATTTAATCAAGGAAGTAATCCAGCAACTCAACAAGGACCCCCAGCAGGTTGTGGTTGTGGTGGTGTAAATCCACTTAACGGTTTAAGTCCTTCTGATCCAGCTGAATATTTAGAATATTATTCTAATACATTTGATTTAACTAGTCCTATTGATATAAGTGCTTTAACCCCTTTATCCCCAGCACCAACTTCAGATACACAACAAACTAGTGCTCAAACAGGTTTAGATTCTTTATGTCAAACAGTAATAATTTATGGATGTTCTGATGAAAATGCATCTAATGGTGCTAGTAATGGTTATCATGTAATAGATAATAATACTTGTCAGTACCCAGTAACATATAATTGTGTTGATAATGCATGTACAGATCCTGGAAATGGTAGTGGAGAGTATGGCGATCTTCAAGCTTGTCAAGACAGTGGATGTGGACAAGCAGTTGTTGGTTGTACGGATGATACCGCATGTAACTATAATCAAGATGCAACAGAAGATACTAATCCTACATCATGTACATATGCAGCACTTAATGCAGATTGTGATGGTAACTGTTTAGAAGGGTACATTACAAATGTTGATGGAGATTGTGTAGAAGTAATAGAAGGATGTACATCAGATACAGCTTGTAATTTCAACCCAGATGCTAATAACGATGATGGGTCTTGTTTAGAACCAGTAGCAGATTGTTATGAATGTGATCAAGATGCCGATGGAAATATTATACTATCAATGATAGATGATGATGAAGATGGTATTTGTAATGCTGATGACTCAGTAAACAATAATGCAACAGGGTGTATAGATAATGGAAACCAATCAGCTGCTTATCAAAATAGTCAAGGTGGAACAGGAAGCCCATACCCCGGAATTGCAGCATGTAATTACGATGATACTGCAGAAGTAGATGATGGTTCATGTAACTATACTACATGTGCAGGTTGTACAGATTCTACAGCTACAAATTATGATTCAAGTGCAACTATAGATGATGGTTCATGTACTTTTGGACCAACAGCTACTGCATGTTGGAATTTTTCAGCAATAACTTGTACAGCATATGGTGATGGAGCTAATCCTGCTCAACAATTTACAGATAACTGGACATGTAAAACTTATCAGGGAGGCGAACCACAAGTTGGAGATACATTTAATACTAATTATCAATTTCCTGGAAATGTTCCTGGCAATACAACGGATGTAGCTTTTGAAATTACTAGTGTTAGTTTAAGTAATTTAGATTCTACTCATCCATCATATGGAGATATATGCGCTACAGGTAGTTGTCCTGGAACTTGTGGAAGTGAATCATCTGATACTGACATTATTCAAGTAGATCCTGATGATATAAAAGACGTTAGAGAAAGTAAAGAAATTAGAAATTCTTTAAGAAATGAATTTATGATCTCAGAAGAACAAAAATTAAGAAATCTTATTAGAAAAACATTATTAAAAAGAAAAAAATAATGAGCAAATTTAACATACACGACTGGAGAGATAGTCAAATAAAAAAACAACTAAAAGAACAAAACACTACAGCAGGTGATTTTGAAGTAAACGTTCCTGTCCAAAATGAAATGGAAAAAGTTAAAATCAAATATGGTCACGCTACTGGTCCCTTAGATGATGTTACTATCAGCTGGGGAGATGAATCTCATAATGTTGATTTTGAAGAAGGTGATCAAATAGAAGACCATGATAATGAAGGTAAAGATATAGAGTTTATAGCATATTCACAAGATGATAAATGGAGATTTATAGTAACTGTTTCAGTAGAAGCTAATTACGAATTATCAGGTAACATACAAGATGTAAATTGGGATACTTTAGAAATAGATATAGATGATAATAAAGCAAATGACGAAATGGAAACTAGATATGATTATGATGATCCAGTTTTTGAAAACTTAAAAGAAAATCTTAAAAAAAGAGCAGGTATAATAAAATAAATTATGAAAAAATTTAATATACAAGATTGGAAAAATAAACAATTATCTGAAATAAGAGCCCAAGACGTTCCTGGAACAGCTGCTTTTATGGGAAAAAATATGGGAAGTAGTAAAGAAAGATACCCATCCCCACAAGGATCAATAAGTGATGGAGATAGATTTGCTTTACAAAAAATAATAAGTAACTACGACTTAGAAACAATACTCTTTAATATAGGAGAAATAGCTGGTAGATCAGGGATGAGTGATGAAGAATATGAACTCAAAAGAATAGCTAGAACTTTTAAAACAAACGTATAATGAAAAAAACATTACTAACAGAACGATTCCAACAATTAGCAGGTATTAAACCCCTATATACAGAACAATCAGATACAGATGATTATGGTCGTAGTATTTCTGGTAAGGATAAAAGAACTTTTGTAGATCCTAAAGATCTAACACCAGCAGCAAGAGCTGAAAAAATGTTAGATATGGATGATGAAGAAGATTTAACATTTGAACCTGAAGATGATTATGTTGATGAAGTTGAATTAGAAGATTTAGACTTTAAAACACTTAAAGCAGCTTTCCCTAAATTTTATCAAAAAGTAAAATTTACACGTACACAACCTAGTGGAGAAGAAGGTCCCTATTACGAAGATGCAATCACATTCCCCAATGCAGATGACAGCCAAACATTAATAGCGGATGAATCCTCATTAGAAGATTGGAAAGCTAAAACTCTTAAACGATTTGGAAATGTTGAAATAGAATTTAATGATGAAGCAAAAAATTGGTTTGATAGAGTAACAATATTAGATGATGCATTTATTGATGCAAAAGCTGGATTTACAAAAGGCAAACAAGATTTTATAGACAAAGAAAGAGAATTAGGTAGATCAATAGATTAAAATTAAAAAAAAATGAAAAAATTATTAGTAGAAAGATTTCAAGAATTAGCAGGTATCAAACCTTTGTATGAAAACGTATCAGTTAAAGTAGCTAGTTCATTAAATAAATTAACAAAAACGGTAGGTGATATTAAAATGATGAATAATAATGAAAGATCATATTTAGTAGGTTTAGCCTTACCCGCAATTGAACAAACTAAAGAAGTTAGTCCAAAAATTAAAGAATTAGTAAGTAATTTACTTGTACTAAAAACTAATTTTGAAAAAGGTACAGCTTTAAATTTACAATCAGAAGAAGTAAAAGCAGCAGTAGATTATTTAAACAGTAAAGCAGCAGTAGATGCTCTTAAACTTGTTACAGATATAGAAGAAGGTATGAAAGCCGCTTTAGCAGCAGGAAGAAAGTTACAAGGTGGATCCGCTGAAAAAATATATACAGCTACTTCTTTCCCTGATGGTTTAAAAGATTCAGAATTTTATAAAAAAGCTACAGCAGATGGTTGGAAATTTATTCTTAAACCTTATTTAGGAAATAGAAGAGGTAAATCTTTACCCGTAGGTAAAGATGGTTTTGCTTTAGATGATTATAAAGGATAAAATAAGTTATGTTAAAAAAAGAATTTAAAAGAAAAGATGTACAAAGAGCTCGTAACCTAATTACAGGGAAAACTGGTGCATCAACTGGTACACAAATAGGTTATAAAAAAGAAACCAAAGATTACAAAGAAGGTGATGTTTGGGTAGAAGGTAAAAAAACCTGGACAATTAAAAATGGTATTAAACAAACAGTATCAAAATTAGATACAATTAAAAAAGAAGTATTTATGCCCTTAAGTTGTCCTTGTTGTGGTAAAATAATGAAAGGACAATTAGATAAACCTAATTATAAAATACATAAAAAATGCCATGATTGTGTTGTAGAATTTGAACATAAATTAAGAATTAATGGTAAATATGATTCATATAAAAAGAAATTAATAACAAAAAATTCTCTTAACATAGTAGATGAAATGGAATCATATTTATTAGACGCAATAAACATATCAAATTCGGGGTATGTATCAGAAGATGGTGAAATAGATAGATGGGTAGGAGGTGTAGATAAAAAAGAGTGGACTAAAAAAATAAAAGAAGCTTCTACTATACGTCGTAACCATTTAAAAAAAGAATTAAATGAGCAAGGAGGAACTAAGGGAACTAATTAAACAACTTGTACAAGAATATACTGGTACAGGTGCTAGTGGGGGTAACGCTACCGATGGTAACGATATTCCTTCTCCTAGACCTTTTGCTGATGATGAAGATGAATTAGAAAATTATTTACATAAAAACGTATATGGAGGTGAAGGTGGACATTATAAACGTGAACCTGCATTTCATAACCCAAATAGAACAAGAATGACTCCATACTTACAAGAAATAGATGCTGACGATTATGGTAGTGCTACCTTAACTACTCAAGGACAATATAAAAGTAGATTCACTAAAACAGGTAGACCACCAGGTATAATGGAATTTGATGAAGAAGTAGTACATGGTAAAGAAATTACTATTTCAGCTGAAGGATTAAAAAAAGCAATAGAATTTATAGGTAAACGACTAGAAAAATTACCTAATTCAGCTTTAGATAAACTATATAAACTTTTTAAAGTTAAAAACTTAAAAGAATTAATTGATATATTTCCTAAAGATTTAAAAGGTCTTAAACCTATTCTTAAAAAACTAAAACCAACAGAAGCCGAAAAATTTGGTATAGAAATTAATAAACTTCATGTTGATTTAAAAAGAAAAAATATGGAAGAAAATATTAATGAACAAGCTGCTAAAGCAAATCCAGAACAAAAAGCATATGAAGCAGGTTTAAAACGTTTACAAAAAGCTGTTATACAATATCAATTAAAATATATAGAAAAACAAAGAGCTAAAGCACTAGCCCAGGCAGCTAAAGCAGGCTCTGATGCAGGTAAAGGATTTGATCAACAAATTCAAGCATTAAAAGATCAAATTAAAGCAATAGATAATCCTCCTAAACCAAAGGATCAACAAAACGAAGGTATGAATGCATGTAAAACATGTGGTAAAATAGGACACGATTCACATCACCACGTAAAAAAAGACCATGAAGGTAGAATGGCTAAATCTCAATTATATAAAATACATCAATATGCAGAAAGATTATTGCATATGTTACCAGATGATGCACAACTTCCAGCTTGGGTTCAATCTAAATTCACAAATGCTGCTCATAGTATAGGAGCTGCGTTTCATTATTTAGATTATGAAGTTATGGCGTTTGATGACCATTTAATGGAAAATATGGATTCTTATAAAAAAGAAGCATTAGTAGAAGGTACTATGAAAAAGTTTTTTAAGTTATTTGAAAAAGGAAAAACAAACGAAGAAGTACTTAGATTATATGCTGGTAAAGGAGTAACTATTCCTGAAACTTTTATATCTAAAGCTAGAAAACAATATGAAAGTCTTAAAAAACAAAAACTAGAAATTGAATTTTCCGAACAAGAAGCTAAAGATATAGTATCTGTTCCAACAAAAGGTCCTGAATTAGCTTTATTTAATTCAGAAGATGATAATTTATATCAAGAAAAAAAATTATCTTCACGTTTAACAAAAGAAAAACTTGATCCAGTAGGACAAGAAGATGATGATATTGATAATGATGGTGATGTAGATAAAACAGATAAATATTTATTAAAGAGACGTAAAGCTGTTTCTAAAGCTATAAAAAAACAAAAAGGTGGAAAATCTTAGAAAATATATAAAAAAAGAAATTAAATTTTTAGAGGAGCAAAAGATAAAAAAAAGATATCCTATGCCCCCCGAAATTAAAGATGCTTTAGAAAATAAACTAAAGATGTCCCCTTTAATTCGTTTTATTAAAAACTTAAAAGCAGTTAATTCTATCCCCCCTTCATACAGAATATTTTTATTAAATGGTCAACATTTTGATATTATATACGAAGATTACTCTTTAATGGCTAAAATAGGAATAGATGAATATTACTTAGCAGATTTAGATGAAAGAAATTATGCTATAAAACATATAAATAGGTTAATGACTAAACCTATTATGAAAACAAAAGAGGATGAAGAAGCAGAGGCAGCAGCTGCAACACCAACTCCTGCCCCAGCTGATGAACCAACACCTGAACCAGAAGAACCAGAAGCATAATGAAATTTGAAGAAGCATTTAAAGGTTTATACCAAGACGCTAGGGAAAAATATAATATCCAAAAAGCGCCTAAACTTATCTTACGTAGAGATAAGGAAAATGCTAAAAAAATATTTGGTAGAACAGCTTATTATGATTCTGGGAAACGAGAAATAGTCGTATTTATTACTAACAGACACCCAAAAGATATTTTACGTTCTTATTGTCATGAATTAATTCATCATGTACAAAATGAAAGAGGTGATTTAGATAAAGGTGATATGTCATCTCCCAAATATGCACAGGAAGATGATCATATGAGAAAAATGGAAATGGAAGCATATTTAAAGGGTAATTTATTACTTAGGGACTTTGAAGACAATTTTAAATATTAAAAAATGAAAAAAAGCGAATTAAGAGCTTTAATTAGAGAAGCTATAAGAGAACAAGATGGTGAAGTAGGTAGTATAACTGATCCCCTTTACACTGGTTCAGGAGGAACCGCTGGAGTAGATGCAACTGATCAATTAGGAGGAGCTACTCTTGCTAATTTTGATTGGGCAAGTTGGATGGGTAATTTTAGTTTACAGGTATATAGTTTTCCACCTCCACAATCTCCTTGTGATTTTTTACAAAGAAGATTATCTATATTTATAAGTAAATTCCAAAGATCTTTAGCAGCTTTTAACAATCCAGCTTTAAATGATCCTGAAGGTGTAACTGGTGGAGCTTATGATAATGAATTTCAAATGATGTATCAAAATCAATTAGCATTTAAAATAATGGTTGTTGCTTCATTAATGCAAGCTTTTCAATGTAGTATGAATTTAAATGAAATTTCATTATCTACAGTAGATCGTTTTTTAACATCAAAACAAAGATCAGCTATTGCTGCTAATACAAGAGACGTTCTTGCTAAATATAGAACCTTAAGACCACAAAAAGAAAAACCAACCAGACCTACAAAACCAACTAGACCTACAAATGTAGCAGGTCCCATTAATGTTCCTTCAGATGGTCCAGCGGATACTACTATACCCGTAGCAACAGGAGGAAGACCTATAGGAGTAAGACCTACAACTATAAGAGAAAATGAAGCTCTAACTGAAGCTATTTTAAATGAACAAGGATATGTATGTGCAAATCCAGGATCAAACGCTTGTAGTTGGTTAACAGGATTTTCTAAATTTTCATGGGGTATGCAAATGACTCATAAAGTTACAACTCAAGTATCTAACCCATGTAATTTTATTCCAAAACAAATTCAAAGAATGGTAAATTATAGAGATTCACAGGCACCAGTAAAAGGTCCAGATTGGAGAGCTATATTAGATTATAAAATTGGTTATTTACAAACTTTAGGAGAAAATCCTATATTAGGATGTGAAATGGGGGTAACTCCAGAACCAGGAACTATGAATATTTAATGAGTATACTAACAAAAATATTTAGTGGCGGAGCAGCCGATTTAGTAAAAGGTGTAGGAGGAGTTTTAGATGATTTAACTACATCAAAAGAAGAAAAACTAGAAGCAGAAAGAAAAATTAAAGAACTAATTGCTAACTACGAGGTTGAAATGGAAAAAAACATTACAGACCGTTGGAAAGCAGATATGAATTCTGATTCATGGTTAAGTAAAAATGTTAGACCATTAATTCTAATATTTTTAGTAGTTTCTACGGTTTTAATGATATTCATTGATGCTGGAACAATTCAGTTCGTTGTAGAACAAAAATGGACAGATTTGTTACAGCTAGTATTAATTACAGTGATAGGTGCCTATTTTGGTGGTCGATCATTTGAAAAAAGAAAAAAATAATGAAAAAAACACTTTGTAATTTAATATATAAATTAACTTTTAAAAAAGTTTGTTTAGGATATTGTAAGTAAAAACATTTAGTCCGATTCATAGCCGGACGATTTAAAAAATAATTATGGAGCTGTGGCCCAATCCCTTGGATTGGGTCACTTTTTTTTGTATATTAACTAAAAATAATCAAGTATGACTAAAGTAGTAATTGTAGGAGCAGGAGTTGCAGGTATTAATGCTGCAACAAAATTAGTAGA